AGTGTGCTTTATGCGGTGCTGAAGATGGGACGGTGGTAGCCGCGCACAGCAATCAACTTAGAGACGGGAAAGGGAAAGGGATAAAAGCAAGTGATGCAGCTATAGCAGCGCTTTGTTATCGGTGTCACATGGCTATAGACCAAGGGCATCGCATGAACAAGCAAGAGAAAGAAGCTATGTGGGAGCAAGCCCACCGTAAAACAATGTTGTGGTTATTTGAAAGAGGAAAAGTATGGGTTCGGTAAACAAAGCGATCATCATCGGTAACGCAGGAAAAGATCCAGAGATCAAATACACGGATGCAGGGGTTGCTGTTTGTACCTTGACGCTAGCAACCAAACATTCCTGGAAGCAGCAAGACGGTAGCCGCCAGGAAAAAACAGAATGGCATCGTATTGTTTTCTGGGGAAAGCTAGGCGAGATTGTCGACAAGTACGTAAAGAAGGGCTCCCAGGTTTACGTCGAAGGTCGTATCGAAACACGAAAGTGGACAGACAAAAACGGCAACGATAAGTACACCACCGAGATCGTTGCTGACCAGATGCAAATGCTAAGCGGCAGACCTAAAGCAGAAATAGATAACGATGAAGAGGTACCTTTCTGATGGAGCAGGGAACCGAGGAATGGAAACTTGCTCGGCTCGGGAAGGTGACAGCTTCCCGTGTCTCCGCCGCTAGAGCAAAGAAAGGTACGGCAACTCGAGCCGACTACATAGCCGACATCATTACAGAGCGCCTTACAGGCTCACCAATCGAGTCTTATACAAATGCTTACATGGAGTGGGGAACACAAAATGAACCGCTTGCAAGGGCTGCATACGAGATTAAAACGGGTATATGGGTGGAGCAGGTCGCCATCGTCAATCATCCGCACATTAATTCGTTTGCAGCGTCTCCTGATGGTCTGGTCTGGACGGATGGTTTACTCGAAATCAAATGTCCGAAAACCTCCACGCATCTAAATTGGATGATGAAAGGCGAACCGCCTTCCGAGCACAAACACCAGATGCTTGCTCAGCTTGCATGTACCGGTAGAGAGTGGGTTGATTTTGTATCGTTTGACCCACGGTTGCCCGAGCATCTTCAGTTGTTTATTGTGCGGTTTCAACCGGAGCCTAAAGACATTGAAGACCTAGAGAAAGACGTAATGACTTTTCTTGAGGAAGTTGACACAATGCAAAGGAAATTAGGATGAGCTGGAGAGAGTTAATTGCAGAGCAAAGAACCCCCAGGACGTTCAAGCCTGTCGAAGAAATCTGGCGACAGTACGGCTGGAAGCCGCCCTCAACAGAGTGCGAAGACACCATCGAAAAACATAAAGCATTTCGAGCCTGGAGCCTCGGAGAACTGGCTTTCGATCATCAAGGAAGTCAAGAGCAGTGATCGACAGGAAATTTCGGCAGCTTATGAAAAAGTTATGCCGCTTGTCATCGAGGATTGGGCTCACTGGCTTTTATCGAAGCCTAAGACTCGGCGGCTCCCGCTCATCGAGCAGATAGCAAAACATCACGGTGAGAGCGTTGGAGACATGGTTAAAAACGCTCTCATCCGCTTGCATAAAGTCTAGCCTCGTCGCGCCTTCTTTTCACTAACCCAGGCATTTCTTTACCTGCGGCTTTCGTCCACATCATAAAAGCCTCGGCCGCACCCTCGTAATCGCCTCGATTGTGTCGCATCCTGATAGTCGAGCGCTGTAAGTTTCCTAATCCAACATTAAACCCAAAGCTGGTGAGTGCATCAGCGCGATTAGGAGTAAGACCAGCAGGACATAGTCGGCGTACGCCAGCCTCAAACGCCAGCAGATCCTTGTAAAGAATCTCATCGACTTCTGCCATCGTGAGCGTACGATCCCATCCGCTCGGGATCGGTAAAGAGAGTCTCTCTTCAAACTTCACCCTTATGTGTGATGGGTCAATAACATGCCCTACGCCTATCGTCCAAAGTCTTGCAGGGCATCGGTAGGGTCTAAGCCTTACGCCCTCGTGATGCTTGAGCATACTGAGGGTACTACTTTGCAAATGCGCGGCTTCCAAAGTGGAATGCAATGATTGCAGCCCAGATCTGCTGCGTCTCATCATCCCAGAGCTGATTGAGCATTTGATCAAACGGTACGTTCATTGTCCACGCGTACCAAAAACCTGCAACATCTACAAAGACCAGTAGCGCAAACATGCCATAAGTAATCACTGGTCTAACAAGAGCGCGAAGGTTCTTAACCCACTGCGAAACACCCTCACCAAGGGCTATATCGTGGGCATAGAGCGCTTTCATTTCCTCGGCTTGAGCTTGTATCTGGACTTGCTCTGTGCGGATCTCCTCAACCCTTTGCTGAGCCGCAAAGCCCTCTTTCGCCATCTCTAGCTCACGCTGCATCTGGAGCTGTGCAAGCTGAAGTTCGTGAGCCTTGTCCTTGGAGTCCTGCCAAATATCAAGCAAACGCGGGACACCGCCAGCAAGGAACGAAAGCAAGGAAGAAAGGAGGGTCATCATGATGTTGTGATTTGATCCGAGCCTTTTTTAACCGTCACTTTGGAACCCTGAACGTCTACTTGCATAGGCTCAACACGGTCTAATTTGTCTAAACGATGGATAAGGTCTTTGATAACTTCAAACTCAGGCTTTTCCTGCTTTGCGGCAGTGCCTGCTATCCCATTCAGCATTTGAATAAGTGCAGTAAGTGAAGCGCCAAGAAGACCCATAACAGCAGCAATTTTTTCGCCTTCTAAAAAGACTGATGCTCCGACGCCTACAAGAACAATCAAGAAAATATATAAAAGCCCATCTTCGCCAATCGCTTTGCCAGCAACCTCTTTAGCAGAGTCCTGCGCCTTTAGCTCTTCAAGTTTGATTCTTGCCTGAGCTTTTAGAAGCGCAATCTCATGAGCTTTATCATCCATCACTTGTCCTGCTTGTGATCTAGCTTGTCAAAGATCTTAGCGAGCATGTTTTTTATGTCGCTGATGTCTTTCTCGTAATCTGGCTTTAAAACATAGGCATGAGGCAAACCTTTTTCTAAATCTCTAAGGTCGCGCTGTAGCTCTTGCTGAGCTTCCCAAACCACACGGAAGAACCAACCAAATGCAGCAGAGAGAACGCCAAAAGCGATGTTAAGCAGCGTTTGCGAGTCCATAGTAGTGAAGGTTCCTAACTAATCGTTCATCGTTTGGCGATAGATCTACCGCCGCCACACCGTGTTTTATCGATTCGTCTTTTAAGCCCAGATGATGAGCTGCTACCGCTGCGAGATCATGCGGTTTCGCACCCCAGACTTCAGGGTCGCATGTGTAAACCAGTTGCTTATCTTTGATCTCTAGAGCCATTGTAGCCGCGTGAAAGCATTCCTTCCACATAGATTTCGAGTAGAAAGACATAGCCGCATCCACCCAAGGTTCTCTAGTTCCCGGAGCCTCTGCGATAGCCATTCTGTACCACTTTAGTGCTTCCCAAATGTTTCCTTTTGCATCGTGAGCCTTGCCTAATAACCTCATGGCATAGCAACGCTCATTCGGCCAATCAGCTTTAGGGTTTTCTAAATAAGCGTGTAAGGCTTGTATTGCCTCATCCCAGAGACTGTAGAAAGTGAGCTCACGCGCAAAGTAAAAAGCATTTCGTGGGCAAGAGGGATCTTCTTTTACCGCCATCCTAAGCAGATCTAAATACTGACCACGGCTTTTAGTTGGGTCTGGATGATGAGAGACTAAAAGTCTGTCGGTGTGCGCGTAGACTTCTTTTGTACGCTGATCTGGCCTTGGATATTCATGGACCGGATGATGCCAATGGTATCCAACTCGGTGATGAATCTTCTCGTAATAAAAAAGAATGTTTTGACCCCAATCAAACTTATATCGCAGTCTTGTTGTTTCTGGAGTCCAGACTCGCTCTATCTCTTCGCGCCATCCAGGCTCTAGAACCTCGTCCAGGTCTAAAGAAATGCAGACATCGTAATCGCCAGGAATAAGGCAGAGCGCCGTATCACGCGCCATATCGAAACGCCAGGGCTTGACCGATATATCGTAAACCGTAGCGCCGCATTCTCTTGCAAGACTCGCAGTGTTGTCTGTCGAGCCTGTGTCGGCTATCAAAATCAAGTCCGCATCTTTGGCTGACTCGCAAAATCTTTTTACGAATTGCTCTTCGTTTTTTGAGATTGCGTATACGCAAATTTTCATGTCGTGTTCCTAGAAAGGAGCTAGTGTGGATACGGTTACACCGTTATTCGTGATCGTGTTGGGTGGCGTTGCGTTATCAACAATGGTCGCTGATTGGCAGGTTAAAAGTCGAGTATTAGCATCGTCCAAAAGTGGAGATGTTGGAACTGGAGCTGATGACAAACCAACTCCGATTCGATAACGCAAGTTGCTGATGTAAGCGTTGACTGGATTAGCAAGCGTGGATCGTCTTACACCTATCGTTGTATTCAATGATGTTGGAGCGATAAAATCGTTTGTAGCAGTTCCGGCGGTGTCGCCGGTGCCGTTTACAAACCACTGTAGATCGTTTGTTGATGTAGATCGTCTGGTAAGCACAATATAGTTCCACGCCAGCGCTGTTACAGAAAGCGTGGAGTTGTATGCGCTTAATGTACCTCCAGTGGTGTACTTCACCATCTGAAGCGTTGTTCCCGTAAGCGCGATCTCAAATCCTTGCGAACTCGTACCAGACAATCCGCAGCTAAAAACAGATTGGTAAGCCGGAGTCGTGTTTGGGTAGATGAAAAACTCGACGGTAAACGCAGAGGTTCCTGGCGATAAGTCAGAGTTAGCAGGGATTGATAAATAATCCGTCTCTGTTCGGACGAATAGATTGCTGTAGTAAACGGGCAATCCAAGACCCTCAAAGCCTTTTTTAGAAGCGGATGCTAACGATGAAATGATTGGCATTACGCAAATTTAGAAAGGCTTGCAATGACTACATAAGCAGCATTGCCTGTTTTTATGATTGTGTAAGTGTAAACATCTATACCGTTTGCATTTCCAGCGGATGGGGCTGCGCCGCCAAACCATTTTGGAGTCACAGACGATCCATCAATCTGAAAGGCTGAATTGTAGTAAGCGGTTCCGCCTTGTGTCGCAAGGAATGCAAGCGTAATGCTTTGCCCTGTAGACATCAAAGAATTAAGCGTTACCCCTGAGCTGCCGCGTACGTTGAGCGTCCAATTACCAGAAGCGTTTGTCGTGTAGTACAAAATCGATTGAGTGGCTAGATCAAAAGTGACTGTGCCGGTTGCAGCCGTTGCGCTTATCGTGACCTTTTCAAGCGCAGCCGCCAAGGTTGTCTGTACAACACTACCAACAACACCTAATGAAAGCGTGTTGACGTTTGCTCCGGTGATATTCGTGGTCATACCGAATCAGCTCCTAGACTTGGCACAATCCATTGACAGGTCGCTTCATCAAGCGTTGCATCATCACTTGGCTTGGGCGGAATGAAAGCATCACGCGCTGCATCGTAGGTATACCCAAGCCCAGCGTAATTTTTCCTGAAGTTACCGTTATACGAAGTCTGCTTCCAAGTGCCGCCAAGCAGTCTTTCGCAAAATGCTGCGCCGATATATTCCTTCTCTACACCGCTTGCATCAGCCGTGTCTTTGTTATCAACAACGATGACTTGCACAACAACGTCGTTTTCAATCTTTGCGAAATGGGCCATCTATGCCTCCAACTTAAGTCCGGTTAAATCCATTTCCTCGCCAACTGTGCCAACGGGAAACGTGTTAAATGAAAGCGATATGCGGGTTTGC